TAATGGAAAAATTTTGCATTTACCCCCCACAAAAAATTGTACGGCACACCGGCACACTCTAGCCCGCTCTGTCCAACACAAAACCGCACGGCAGAGCGACACCGAACCGCACCGCCAACCGAGCCGACACGGAGCAGAGCAGAGCGGATAAAATTTTGTACAGATTGCACAAAAAGACTGATTATATTTTGTGCAAAATACCGTTGAAGTAATTGTGGTAATTTGATAGAATAAGTATATCAAATAAAGAAAGGCACATCGGGACGGTGTGAATGGTGAAGAGAGATGAAAGAAATAAAAGCAAGAACGGCATATGAAAATGAGTATACAAACCTATATATATATTTAGCATTGTTGACGGAATTGCAAATTTTATTGAGGGTATAAGCCCTAGTGCAATTCATGACATGCAGAGTATTCCGGTTGAAAATTTAATATCTCATATAAATAATTGGGGTTTTACTTTTTCGGAATGTCTGACAGAGACAGCATTTGAATAAGTGGAAAGGATTGAGGTGAAATAATATGATAGTATACATTGACAATGAATATATTTATGGTTGGTATTATCAAGCAGATGACAGGTTAATCGGTGACGGCACAAAAGAAACTGCTGAAAGAATCGAAAAGGAAAGAGAGGAAAACAAATAATGTATAAAATATATGATAGAAAATATCAGCAAAATAGGTTTATAGGTGATGGTGCCGAAATGACGCACCTGTATAGAACTTTGGTACAAAATAAATTAGCACACAGTGATTATGTTTTAGATTTTCCTTTTATAATAGGTAAAACATATATGCTAGTTGTTGATAATTCAAAAGTAATAAACGGATTGTCAACAATATGGCTTTCCTGTGATTTAATGGGAATACTACAAGATGTTTATAATTGCGGAGTACGGGAAGAAATAGCAACAATCATAGAAAGTGAGATGATAAAATGAAATATCCAGTAGGTGTATTGAAAAATGTTAAAAAAGAAACAGTATACTATATCGGTAAAGGTGTTGACATAGAAAAACTATTCCGTAGCGCAACACTTGAAAACCCTAAATATCAATTTTACACGTTTCCATATTCACAAGATGACGATGTAATGCTTATAAAAAAGAAAAATAGAAAGTCTTGGTGGGATGACGTAGAATTGACGGATGACGTTCAAAAAATGCTAGATATTGCGTGGGATTGCGGAAGAGATTCCGTTGAATAAAATAAAAAACCGCCCTACTTAATAAAGTAGGGCAGTTTAATATTACGCTTAAACAATTAAAAATAACGCTATTGTAAATGTCGCACTTGTTATAGATTCGGCGTTACTAATCGTACACTCTAGAGATACGTTTTGTGTTGTATCGTCAAAACTTAAGATTGTTTGCAGGTTGTAAAGTGTACCGCTAGGATTAGATGGGTCAACAAAATCAAATTCTTCTGTGTTTGTTGTGCCTAGATTTCTTGAAAAAACTGGCGAGCATTTACAAATTACAGTTTGCGTGTTGTCACGAACAGTAATGTTTGCACAAACTTGAGCATTTTGCCATTTATTCAATTCAAGTTCTGCATTTTCCCGATTTGTTTGTAAATCTACTTGCAAATTGCCACCATCTTCTGTAGCACTTATGTTTTTGAAATTAACCAACACATTTGTACCACGCTTTAGGCTTTCAATGTTTTCAGTATTTTCTGTAATCCTGTTATTAAACTCATTATTTTTCAAATCCTGTTTTTTCGTTTCATTGCTCAACTGCATTGACAACCCTTGTAAGGAATCTCCATAACTGCTTAATGTATCCTCATAACTGCTATTTTTCTGTTCCTGTGCCGTTTTGAAACTCTCGAAGGCTGCCTCAAGTGCTGAAACCCTAGCAAGCAAATTTTTAATTGACGTTCCCTGTTCTACTAACTGTGTTTCTAAAGTAGAAATATCCTCGGCATTTTCCGAAACCTTTCCGTTAGTGGTTGCTAGTTCCGTTTTAAGAGTGTTTATCGTATTCTCTGCCGTGTCAAGTCTGCCCTTGATAGCAGAAATTTCAGCAGTGAATTGACGGTCATTTACTTCTCCGTTTGCAACTTTTAACGCTAAAGCGTGTAAGGATTCATCAATCAATTCCATCGTTTCATTATACGTTGTAAGATATGACGTTGGGTCATTGTCCTCATAAAGAGGTATTTTATAATTTGATGTGTACTTCATATTGTATAATCTCCTTTCTTAATCTGTATAAACAACTGCATTGGCAAATAATAACCCTGTTATTTCCTGTTTCTGCCCTGTAATTCTAATACTAATACTCCCAGTGGAAGAATTAAAATTGATTCGTACGTGATATCGAATACCGTCTACGGTGTAATCGTAAACCCTTTCGGTTGTTGTAAATGCACTATTAAATACGGCACTTGCTTTTTTCTCATCTGCCGTTGTTTGCATAAACTCAAGCATGACGTGGGATTTTGTGAAATTTTCATCATTTTCAAGTCCTGTTTCAATGGTAAAATCTGCCGTGTACTGTTCTTTGTTTGGACTTGACGCAATACTATATTTATATGTCTTGAAAAACCTATTTCCAACCCTAGCGGAAATTTCATTATTAAAGTGTTCCTGTCCGGTTGCGAACGATGTAAACCGTGTTCCTAAATCCGAAAGATTATTCGACAATGTTTTTACTGCCGTATTCTGTGCCAGTAAATCTTCTTTTACTTTTGCTATCTCGTCCGTGTGTCCACTCACAGTTATTGAAAGTGTTGAAAGGTTTTCAATTGTGCTTGATAAAGATGTTTCAAGTGCCGATACTCTTGACGTCAGACTTTCAATTTCTCTGTCAAGTTCTTCTCCGTGTAATTCTCCGCTTTCCGCTTTTGTCTGCACGTTGTGAATAGCCGTGTCAATTTCGGTTATCGTGTTGTTATAGGTGTCAAGGTAATTTGCAATGTCACTTGCCTCATAAATAGGTAAGTTGTAATTAGGTGTGTAAAGCATTATATCACATCTCCTTTCCGATTTCTGTCAAATTGTTATAACTTTTCACTCCATACAATTTTTTGATAAGTAAAAAGTTAGGTGCAAATGTTGTTTCCTTGCTATCAGCATTAAACACAACGCAATTTTCTGTGATAATCTGATAGCCTGTTTCCGTTTTCGTGATAGAAAAGTTTCTTGAAACTTGCGTCAGTGTGTTGTCGACTGTGTCCGTAAATGACAACTTTCCGATAGCAACATCACATAATAAATAACATAAATTTGCATTTTTATCTGTATAGGCAAGTAAAAATTTTTCAAATTCCTTATCCGTTGTAATGTCAACTGTACTTCCTATGTCTGACACAATATCAGTGTTGTAAATCAATTCGGACGTGTGCAAGAATTTATCCAACATATCTATCGGTATAACGTCAATCGGCAGTATTCTTTTTGTCCAGTCAAAATCATAAGCCGTTGTATTAGCACCGTCATAGTCACTCGCCGTAACTTCCCTGTCATCATATTCTTTTGCAGTTTTGTAATTCATGTTGATTTTCTCAGCAATCTGATAACATAATTCTTTCAAGGTTATCTTTTTTCCTGTCCACGGACTAAACGCCATTTCTTTTTCCCATGTTTCAAAAATTTCAGAACCTCGAATATCAAAATTTCTTGCTAAAATTTTCAGTGAATCAAATTCCGCAACTGTCATTTTTAGGGAATCAAACGCAAAACACGTAATACCGTGTACCCTCAAATATAGATACAAGTCATTGATTGTCTTTTGCAAGTCATTCTGTCTACCCTGTGTTGGGTTGTAAACTAACGGAAATTCTTTTGTTATGTTGTCAACCCTTATTGACAATGCGTTGATTTTTTCAAGTAATTCAATTCGTACTTGTTCGGTGTAAATTCTAGCAAAGTACTTTGTTCTTTCGTCACCGTTCACGATTTTAAGATGTAAACGGTTTTCTAATACTGATAATGTTGCCCTTATTTTTAGTATTTCAGAATCAACATATTTTTTGGTGTTTGCCGTTTTCTCATCCACATAAACTTTCATTCCGTCAACTTTGTCAGAAACTTTTTTGTTTTCATTGTCAACATAAATTTTCAACTCTGCAATTTCACCATTTACATAGTCCGTCAAGTCGCTGATTCTTTGCGATAACAAGTCAAACAATTTTTTGATTGCCTCATCCGTGTAGGCATTTGTATCTTTTTTCAGATTGTCCACATCTGCTTGTAATGTCTGCAACTGATTCAGTAACCATTGTAACTGTTCTTCGTATGATTCACACTCACTATAGTAAGATGGCAAGTTGTATAATGGTGGTGTTGGTCTTATCAAAGTCAATTTTTTTTCACTCCTTTCTAATGTTTCACGTGAAACATTTTAGAAAATACTGATAAACAATTCTTCCAATTCTGAAATTACGAGCATATCAATATTCAAAAATGTCTCTCGGTATTTTTGTAGTAATTCGCTCGGTGAAATCCCTTGATAACCCTGTTTGTTTATTGCTAACTGGTTATCGTAGTTTTGTTTTGCATTGCTTCCATATGTGATTTTGTTTTCAGAATTATACGTGTCTTTGCTTTGTAAATCATTTGTCAGTTTTCCTTGCGTGTCGTGCGTTGTAGTGATTGTTCCGTTTTGGGTGGATTCGTCAGCACCTGTCTTTCCTTTTGTTCCCTTTATTGTTTCAGTTGTAGAATCTGTTCCACCCTGTGTGACGGTACTGGAATTAGTATTTTTTGAAACGTCAGCGTCACTAGCATAATTAGCAGATTCGGGGAAATCTGCCGATAACATTCCTTGCGGTGTATCACTATGTACACGTTTACTGGTGTCCGTTCCTTGCGTTGTTGTTGTTTGTCCATGTCTGACGTCCGTTGTTGTTGCGGTGTTTTCATTTTCAGAACTTCCATAAGTTGTTTTATTTGTCACATTGTCAAACGTCTGTTTGTCTGTTCCTTTTTGTTCGTTTGTCTGCGTTCCTGTGTCTTTGCGTTCTGTGTTTCCACTTTGTTTGCTAGAATCTTCTCCAGTTTTTTCTAAAAGGTCATTACCTGTCTTTTTGCTGATCTCATCGTAACTATAATTTGTCAACGCTGATATTTCCAGTTCTTCCGATTCATATAACTGGTTGTAAAATGGCATAATCTCAAACATTTTACGGTTCAATGCAAAAATAAATTGCGTCACTGTTTCATAACCTATTTCACGGTATCGAAAATGGTTGACTATTTTTTCATTTAGTTCTTGGCGGTGCGATTCAGAAAAAATAGGGTAATTCTTTAAGCCTAAATCATACCCCATATCTAACACACGCCGTAATTGTGGAGTTACAAAAGCCATGAAATCACTCTCCTATTTCTGCAAGAAATTCTTTTCCTAACCGTTTACCGCCCCACGGTGGACAGTTCTTTCCGTTTACGTCAAAATGATAGCAAACAATTTTTGCGTTTTTGCAGTATCGGCGTATATATTTAATCGTTTTCCGAACGGCTCGAACTTGTGCGTCAGTATAGCCGTTAACCGCATTGCATAACTCAATGCTGACAGTGTTTTCATTCGTCAAACGTTTGTAATATCTTCCACCCTTTGCGCTCTGTCTAGCACCGCCAACGGCGTAGGCAATTTGATCCATCGGGATGGATTTGATTGTTTCACCGTTTGACGATATAAAAAAGTGTGCACCCGTGCTACTCTTTTTTGTCAATGACGGTGGATTTTTGAAATAATCACAATTATTTTTTGCCGTATCTCCCTTATTACCTGTGTAGTGTATAACAATTCCCTTAATTGTTTTTCGTTTTCTTTTTCCGTGCCATCTTTTCTTATTTGCAAGTATTTTTCTCATCTTCTTCGACTCCTTTCCGTAACTGGTATAAGCAATTTTTTAATCTTTTAGGTATTGGGATAATTTTTCCGCATATTTCCAAAATGGAAATACTCTCGTTGATGGAAAAGAAAATAATGGTAAAGGCTCGAAAACTTTCTTGTCCTGTCATTCGGTCAATTTGGTAGGATAATCCAACCAACATAATGGACACACATTTTTTTATCAATCCTTTCCAACATATTGAGGAAGATAATTTTTTGAAATAAACACCCTCAACCAAAATTCCACATATCATATCCATTGACATAAGTATCAAAAGGATGATAAGTGAATTGTCAACCTTTCCAAAAATTCTATTGATTAAAATACCTAAAAAACCTCCAACTACTGATAATGGGTTACACGTCCGATGAATCCAATCCGAAACTTGTTCCATCCATTTCCTCACTTTCTGCAAGATGTAAAATCTCGCTATAATCTCTAACACGCACCTCAATCGGCTCGGCTAGGTATGCGCTAAATTTTTCATTGATTTTCCTAGCAAATTCTTGACGTTGCCACAAAAAACTTGCCCCACTGATTCCAACCTTTGAATTGTTTGCTATAATTTCACCACTTAAAAGCCTTTCTTTCTTTTCTTTCGGTGTTGTAACGCCTAGGAATTCAAGAAATTCATTCAGTGTTTTCTGTTTTAATTCATACAATTTATCGAAAATTTGCGGTACTTTCATATCAAAACATTTCACTTGGTTCAAATCCTCAAAATTTCGATACGTGTATAAAAAAGGTAAACCGCCCTCAAATTGCTCCATTAAATTCTTAACGGATAACTTTTGGCTTTCGGGTGCAGATACCATAATTGGAAATTTTTGCAAGTCGACATTTGACCAGATACCCATTTCCAATTTTTGTAGTCGTGTTGCAAACATGTCGCAAACATCAAAAGTAGGCATTGTTACAGGATTGTTCAATCCATAAACACAATTATCAGCGTCCACATAGTCGGAAAAAACTATGTTATAACCAGTGTATCCTGTAAAATAATTATACATATCCATGTTATTTGACGGATTTGCACGGGTGTTGATAAGTGCCCCGTCTTTAACATATGCCAAAGCACGTCCATCTTCAAAGAATGCCAACTCTAAAAATCGGTCATTCATGCTATCGGGTAATTTCCATTCAAAGATTGACATTGCAATATTTTTCAGCCATGCAAAATAAAACGAATATATCACTTGCCAACGTTGCGCTTGCTCCTTGTTCTTGTCTTTTTTTCTTCTGCTCAACTAACTCACCTCATTTCCCTGTGAATAATCGTAAATCGTACTAGGATTATGCCAAAAAGTTATCCCATTTACAAGGTCACGTTTTATCTTTGCCAAGTCCTCTTGTGGAATATCTGCATATACATTCGCTTGCGAACACCTAACATAATTCCAATTCGGGCGTCCTGTTATGTTTGGCTTTTTCAACTGATTCACTTGGTAACCAAAAGCACTGAAAAACTGGTCAATAGCCTTTATTTGGTCTTTCTTTGCATTTTTAATATAAAATCTTGGGGTGATATTTCCATTCACAACGGATATATCACTTGCGCCACCGATTCCGCTCACGCTTGGGGCGGTCATTTGGTGCATTTTCTCAAGATTTTGTTCTGCCATTTCTGCACTTTTGACGTTTGTATATAGCGAATCAATACCGCTAACCTGTGATGTTCCATAACTCGCAATGTCCGAACCTGTTCCCTCACCTTGCATTGACATTCCAAGTAAAGACGCTCCACCTGTCAAGATACTTCCAACTGTTCCACGAGTTTGTGACATAATTCTGTTCATGTTTTGGTTGCGCAAATTCATTTCCTGCTGACGGTAGTAGGCGTTCTGATTTGTTGTATATGGCAATTCGGGGTAGGTTTGAGAATTAAAGCCAAAGTCCGGATTGTCACCCGTGCTTGTTCCAACTTCATAATTGACGGGAACAAACTGTATACAGTTGTTTTCTGTAATATGTGCGTAAGCCGTAAAGGTAATATCAGAAATGTTTTTGAAATTTTCAAAACACAATTCTGAACCACTGTTTGCAGAGTTGCTACACACTAAATAATGATATGGGTATGTGTAACATTTATTGTTTTTCGGTACATAACCACTAATATTAGTGTGTTCCACTGGTACACTTATGTTATCAAAGGTACTGTATGCCGTTGTTGTCACTCGGCTATCGGTTGCCGTTAATTTGTCGCTAGCCAATTTTGGAATACAAGACACAAAAACAATTCCACCACTTAACTCATCGTTGATAACCTCAAGCCTTGCTTGTAACTGCGATATGCCTGTATCTGTATTTGGAAAAAATAGTACATCGCAAGGGAAATATACACCGTTGGCTTTTCGTCCGCCTACCTTTTGTGGATTTCCGACGGTAGAATCAATATCATAAAGCGTTCCAACAACATAACCACCGATTTGGTATGGTGATTCGTCAATCCCTATCTTTTGTAAATTATATTCACTTGGTGTAACACTTTCTGGAATCGTATGTTCGCCTATTTTGTCACTTTTAACATGCTCACGCTCGACAAAACACTGCCCATATGTTATGTCAAAAAACCATGTTTGCCATACATCCGTTTGCAAGTATAATTTTGTGCAATTCGGAGCGACATACTCAACACGATTGATAAATGCATAAAACCACTTATCACCAAAGTTGGTGTTCTTATACATGCAATAATTCACATTGAATAATTTTTCAGCGTTCCATGGCACACGCATTGTGTTGTCTTTTCGTTGATATGTAAAATCACCCTTTGAAAAACTTCCGACTACTTTTGACGAAAAATAGGCAGATTGTGCCGACTTGCTCGAAAAAGTCAAGGTACTTTCGCCATCGTTCGCAAGCGGAACGGCTAATAGTTTTATATCGGTTGTCGGCTCAAAATCTGCCATAGTTTTTTTCTCCTTTCGATGTTTCACGTGAAACATTATTCAGCAATTGTCATTTTAATGGTTGCGTCCTCATTTCCCATTGTGAATGAATACAATCCACCATTTACAACGGTTTTTGGCGGTTCTCCGTCAAGTCCTGTATATGCAATCGTTACTTTGCTAGGGTCAACTGCCGTAACTTTGTAGGTAACGGTTTCACCATTATAACCGCTGTTCTGCACTTCCAAGCCGTATCCCTCTGTTACTGGGTCAACGGTTGCCGTGATGGTATGTTTAACATAAGATTCATCCAAAAAGACAACGGCATTTGACAACATAGACAATGACAGCGTTTCAAAATGCGTCAAGAAATAGGTAAAGAAAAGCCCCTGTGCGTTCTGCTGTTCGGATACCTCAAACAAGTTATCGTAAATCTGTAAAAGAGATTCATCGCAGACAACGCCAAGAATTGCGGGATTGTCAAATTCGTCGATTTCCACAACGGCGTTTCTGAAATCTGCCTGACTCATGTGAAAAGCCTGTGACAATACAGAAATATTAATTGTTTGCAAGACTTCCGTACTTAAAATAATAACTTGCCTCTCTTTGTCAGACCATGTCTTGTACGCTTTACCCTCTGCGCCCTCTTGCTCAATGTACTTGTTATACTTTGTTGACGGAAAACACATCTTCGACGATACAATATTCATTTCTCTGACAAAATTTTCAGCGTTTTCTTTTGACGTAGTAGGATTTGCAATCGTCTGCGTAACAAGCATGTCCTTCGTAACACCGGCGTCAATCAAGTTTTTTGTGTAGATAAATTCGTCAATCGAATCTCCGCTATACATTGCTGACATAACAGATGAAATAAAATCATCCAGTTTTTCCCATGATACAAAGGCAGTCTGCAACTGCTGACGGCTGATAGAGATAGGGTACTGGTCTTCACGGTTAATAGTGTGGTATAAAACTTTCGTGTCGGGTGTTCTCCGATTCAGAGGGGTCAATACCTGTCCATCCGGTGTACGGATATATCCGTCCGAACTAAAACCCTGTGATTCAACTGGATTTGTTCCAATTTCTTCAACGATTCCTCCGAGCGGTGTGCTACCTTTCTTAAATCTCGCAAGCGGATTATTATAGCGCTTGTTGTGGATAAATTCAAAGCCGATACGCTGAACAAGCGTGTTTACGAACATATTCCGCAATGATGAAATTTCTAAAATTGGCGTGGCATAACTGGAAATGTTTGAGCGTGTCGCCACTGGAACGGCACTCGCAAAATCATCACCTGCAAGGGTCCGAACCGTGTTCGCCATGTTTACGGCTCTGGTTGTTTTAGATGTTGTACTGTTTCCCATTTCTCTTTCTCCTTTCTTTTAGATGTACTCCGCGACGGACTTTTCAAGAATTTCCTCGTCTGATTCTTCCTTTTCATCGTCCGTCACAAACTCACTTTTTCTTTCTTCTTTTTCTTCCACTCTTGCGCCCTGTTTGCGTAAAAGTGCCATATTTGCATTGCGTAAACTTTCAATGTCCTCTTTCAAGTCTTTGATTTCATCATCACGGTCAACGATTTTTCCGCTTAATTCGTGGATTTTGTCCGTGATTTCTGACACTACTTCCGTGAGAAATCCCTCATCATCTTTTTTCGTGAGAATCTCTCCGACTTTTTTCAAAAGTTCATCTTCTGAATAGGCTTTTTCTGTTTTGTTTTCATCTGCCATTTTTTATATCTCCTTTCTTATTTTTATATTTGAACTCTGCTATGTTATAGCAGATGTTCAATTCTTTCAAATAAATTTTTGGCTTTCGGCGAATCAAAAAAAAGTTGATTAAATGCAAAAGCCTTTTTTAATTCTGCTAGGTGATAGCATTTTCCACCTCGAACCAAAATATTATTCGGTGTGTGGTCTGCTTTCACTACTGTATATGTTATCATGTTTTTATTTCCATTGCAAGAAAAAAATACTTCACCTTTGCAATAGTCAAAATATACTCCACAAACATTTTTTCCAATCTGCAAATTAAAGGTACACTTTGCCGTTGACGGTTTCTTCTTCAAAAAATCATCTGTGATGTGTAAATTTTCATTTTCAACCGCGTATTTTCCATACCTTGTTCCCTTAATGATTTTCCCAAAACGTGTATCATATTTTGTTTCTATGTATTCCGCACTTGTTTTTATTTCTTGGTATAGTAGGTCATTTTGACACCATATCCCATTCTTTTTCACTGGTTTTTTCAACTTAAAATAGTCAAAATATGGACTATATCCATCTGTATTGTTACTTGTAAAGTATACCGTAACATTCCTCATACGTGCTATACTTTCATAAAATTCTAAAAACTGTGTAACCTCATCCCTCAAATAACCATGATACTGGTCGCTTTTGTCAATAAGGTATTCATCATAATTGATATATTTTACTTTTGGCAATTCTACACCCTTGCCCTTTGTAAGTGCGCCATAATACCCAATCGGTTCTTTATTTGCGTAAAAAGTACCGCCATTTTTACCGCCGTCTTTAGTAAAGACAATATCTTCAAAAAGTCCTTGCTCTTGTAACGAATCAAAAAACCCTTTGCTACTTTTTGTCAAGTCCTCACGGTATCGGCGCAAGTAGTAAAATTGTGAACCGTCCGCAAGAAAACTTTCGACAAACATCTTTTTGAGCGAAAAACTTTTCCCGATTCCGCGTGCGCCGTGTAGGAAATTGAACAAGCAATTATATTGATTTACGGTTTTAACATCATAAAACATGGACTCACTCAAAATTTTTTCGCTCCTTTCTTTTTTTTTATTTCGGGTAGGCTCGCCACGTGTCACCGTGCGACAACGCCAACGGCTCGCCACCGTGACAATTTGACGTTGTCCGTGAGCCTTTTAACCCTTAAAATAATCATACTATATACATATGAATAAACTATGAACATAATTGTAAACAATTTATGAACATCATAGTTTTATTGTGAACGGTGTATCGACTAAAACTATCCCACCCTCAACTCTTTTCATGCGGAGTTTTCCGCTAAATTCCGAACCTAGACAGAAATTTTCAAAATTGACATTCTCGTAGCAAGAATCGGGCATACCCGCAACCGTTGGGCATAACTCGCCGTCAATCTGTTCCAAGTAACATTTAGAACGCAAAAATTTTGCTTTTTCAAAGTGGCTTTCGTGCGCCCATGTCCCAAGTTTTGTATCGTGTATTTCTAGTGCTGACACGTCCGCACCTTTTTTGCAGTGGATAGAATCCGTATCACAGTAAAGCAAGTGTTTAAGACCGACTTTCTGTGCAGACCTTATTGTATACGCACGAGCGTAGGCAGTTACAAAAGTGGCTACAGGTGTATATACTGGGTCACGATATGTCACATCAGACAAGACAAAGCCAACTTTCCCACCTAGATATACTGGTATTTTACTTTGCAATTTTGGATTTGTGCCGAACTTTCCATACAGATTATTAAGTAGTAATTTTGCAATCGAACGCAAACCCTTGTTCCCTGTTCGTGTTGCCTCTTCTTTCATCCCCATCCAATGGTTGATATAACTGTCAAACATGCCAATATCTGATTTGAACATATAACCATCTATGTATTCAATATAAGTCACATTGTACTGTTCAAAAATCAATTCAAGGTCAACTTGTGTCAGCACCAACTCCACATCTTCACCGTTACTGCTTGTCAGATATTCCGTTGGCGAAAAAAGAAAATTCTTTTTAATTTGAATACATGGAACGTGATTCGGTTTTAATTCAAATTGAATCACAACACGTTGTATATAAAGGTCATATAATTTATGTGGTTTATACTTTCCCTTGAAAAATTGTGGTACACCATATGGAAAACGGCAACCACTGGACGAGTGCATACGTGATGGAAAAAGGGAATTTACATCGTAAACATCACCCTCGCCTATCATTTCGTTTTTATGTAGTGGATTCGCCCATACAAAACCGCCCTTGTATGACTGTCTGCAAAAATAGTCCGTCTCCTCATCCAACAACGGAAACCATTCGGAAAAATTATCTTTTCCGATTCTTTTTTTATAATCATTTATCGCATTCCCACCTATTGTCATTTTTTTAAGACCTTGTTCAAACATCTTTACAAGACTTTTTCCGACTATCACGACGTCATTTTTCAAATACTCAATTTCTTCCTCGGTCAATTTATGTCCTACTTCTCGATAGTCTTTGTAGTTGATTTCTCCTTTCTTTTCTTCAAGTCCGAACGCTTTCGCCATATCGTGGACACTCATAGGAAGTATTTTCAAACTATCATATATGGTAACCTTGTTTGTGTATGTATTATCTTTATAAAAACAGATTTCCATACAATAAAATTGACCTTTGTCTGATATAGTCGTTGTAAAGGTTTTTGAATCTAATTTTTTTCTATCGTCAATCCACGTATAGCCATGTCGAAAAAGCCAATTCATAATAAAATCGCCGTCAAATTTTTCATTATGAAAATACAATTTATCATTATAATATATAGTAGCACACATTGACATAAAATCATCAATGTTATTATAATACCAAAATTCGTCACTTGCTATATCATAACAACCAACTGCCCAAACACGGCAATCATCTTCATCCGTGGTTGTCTCAAAATCGCATACAATAATGCGTTGGTTACAAGTTGCCTTTTTCTTTTTCATATTCTATACGACGACGTAAATTTTCTAAATAGTTTTTTCCAACTTCTTCCTCTCCGCTTTTGTCGTATACATATTCGATAACTAACTTATCTTCTTGTTCAATCCATTGGCGGAACATTTCAAAAGGTACTGTGTCAACTAATTCTTTTATATCCTTTTCAAAAAGTGGTAATTTATTGTGAATTGCCGTATAATAATTTTCCAGAAATCTTTTTTCTACTTCTTCCGCATATTCTTTTGTTTGTCTCCTTTCTAGTTGTCGAATTCTAACTTCTAATTCAACAGGTGTAAATTCCTCTGCTCTTTTTCTAATCTCAAATATTTTACTTCTTTTTTTTACTCGGGGAATTCCAGTCGGCTTTCCCTCATCGTATCTTTCTACCTCTTTTATTGCTTTTATTCGTTTGTTTTCTAAATCTTTCACACTTTCATAACGCGCCGTTTGTAGTTTTGTCGGTTTTGCCCCAACTTTTCCAAACTCGGGAATTATATCTCTTGCCATCAACGCTCGTGCCTGTGCTTGTACGTCTTTATAACTTCCAACGGTTTCTAGAAATTTTGCAACCGTCATTTTCTGTGGTAGATACTGCTTATACTGTATCGGCGTTTTTCTTTTTGCTTGTCCAATTCGGCGGTTAAAAGTTTTAACCAAATCACTAATATTTTCAAGTGTTTTTTCGCTTGGTTCGTACATGCTATATCTCCCCTTTCATTTTTTTTTTTAGGGTGGATAGCGTCTATTTGCTAACCACCCTAAAGGAAGAGAGTTTATGTTCAAATTAAACTTATTATCTTTTTTATACGGCTCTCAAAATCGTGGCTTTATAACCACCCTTTGTTTTCACTTTGCAAACTTCAAAAGTGACACCGTCTTTCCATGTCGGCACTCCAAACAAGGCAAAAGCGCGTTTGATCGAATTGTAAACTCCTTTTGAATTTGTAGCGTATGTCTTGCCATCCTTGCAGATGAGCGTAATCATGATTTTTTCTTTTTCAACCGGCTCAAAGCCGTCCTTGTTTTCTTCCTCATCTTCTGCCGTGTAGCGTTCTGCGTAGACGTTAACAACTGTAATCTGCTTTCCAACCATATCATCAAGGCTTGCGTCTGCGTTGTTGATAGCATTAAACAACTGCACTTTTTCTTCCTGTGTCTGACATTGCATGCTACAAAAAACATCATTCTCGCTTTTCATTGTAACTAATTCATTTCTACTCATTTTAATCACCTTTTTAACCTTTCTTTTTTTACTGTTCGATAATTTCAGCGTGTGCCTGTTCAATAAAGTCACCCAGTGGCATTGAGTACTTGCAAGTTGTCTTTTTCACTTCTTGCAAAACTGGCTGTGTTGCTACACCTTTAGCAACTAGAATCTTTTTCAGTTTTTCCTCACTGTGACGAGTTCCGATAATTGTTTCATGTCGTAACTCTGATAGTTTCATATCTCCATCTACAAAAATAGCGTCTTTGTATGAAACTTCTGTTATTGCAAGGTTTCTTGTAATAAACTTTTCCATGATTATCTCTCCTTTCTATGTTTCACGTGAAACATTGTTATTTATATTTACAAGGGCTATTATAAATTGTAAATGTGTCCTTGTGAATAACAAAATGTAAATAAATTGTGAATTATGGTTGGTTTTCAAGTAGGAATTGCTCAAATTCTGCCATACTAAATTCCATACAAGCACCACACGGAATATTGTGTAATTTTATTTCGATAAATTGTTTTAACAAAATATCCCTTACGCTTATAATATCCCTTGTGAATACCTCAAAATTTCTGAAAAATTGTAAAAACATTTCTATACTTTGCCATGTTTTATGACTTGCCAAAGTTGCTATCTTTAACCCTGTACGATAATCGTAAATTTCAAATAAACATTCACTTATTGCCGTAATAGCAATATTTCCGATTTTAATCATTTGTTTTTTCTCTGCAAATATTGATAATTCCGTTGCACTTTCTCGTATAATGTTTAATGTGCAAGTCTCAATATCCTGTGTTGTCATACCTTTCACTCTCCTTTTCTAATTGTTTTTTCTATAAATTTATCCAATTCGTCTTTAGAAAATTGAATGAATTTATTCACATTGATAGTATTTAATCTATAATCAATGTATTTTTTTAATAATAAATCTTTTTTCTTTGCTTTTGTACGTGTCAATTCTAAAAAACCAAAACACAACTTACCCTCTAATTCATCTAATTCTATTGGTTCGGTGGTTACAACACTACCAAGACTCGAACCTGTACGCATATCATAAACTTGGTGAATAAATGGCGACATTCTATAAATAAACAATTTATTGTATGCAATCCCATATCTTTTGACACATTCAAAAATTTCACCGTACCTTTCAACTACATTTAAGTTACAATATTGTATCATAAAATTACACCGCCTTTCATAAGTGCTAATATAATCAATACCAGTAAAACAAGGCATAAAATACAATCTAAAACACCGAAATTATTAGATAGATTTACATAGTAACCAATACACATACCCCCATAGTAAATATTTCGCTTTTCGTCAATTACTAAATTGCATTTTTCTAACCATTTAAGAAAAGTACAAACTGCTACTTTTTTGCAACTCCCATCGTCAAAATAAACCTTTACCATGTTATAAACTCCTTTCTAATTCGTTCTGCACTTCTGACAGAATTGTATACAATTTTTCCATACATGAAACTGCATTACTTTTTATTGATTTCAAAATATTTACAACAAAAATTGTGTAAATTTTGAAATCAAGGATTGCCTTAAGTAGGCTTTCCTTTTTATCTGCATACAAACATAGCGTATTATTTACTGTGCTATAATTGCAGTTATTACAACCGACACACATTACATATGTGTCAAGTATTGTTTTGTTAGGAAAGGCAATATGTAAATTGCCTTTCCCGATTCGATAATTTTCGTTCATGCTTATACTCCTTTCTTATGAATTTGATAATAATCTTTATAATAAAATTTATTCCCTATAATAATGATATTTTTATCATTATAACCTCTTAAAATTCTTTCTTCTTCTGTTTCTCCTTTTTCGTAGTGCTTGCTATACCATTTATCTATAGCATTGCTCATGATTTCAAAATCATTACTATTCATTTTTTCTTTCTGTATTATCTTCATAAATAATCACTCCTTTAATATTCAACAACTTCAAAAATGATTTTGCTCCCCTTTCTCTCGTAAAAAAGCCCATTATTGCGAAAACCTTTTGTTATAACTTTCACATCTTCCGCAGTATATCCACCGCCGTAATCTTCCCAACTATCTTTTTTCGGGTTGTATTTTGAAATTTTGTACCTTTTCATCTCTCTTCACCATTCACACCGTCCCGATGTGCCTTTCTTTATTTGATATACTTATTCTATCAAATTACCACAATTACTTCAACGGTATTTTGCACAAAATATAATCAGTCTTTTTGTGCAATCTGTACAAAATTTTATCCGCTCTGCTCTGCTCCGTGTCGGCTCGGTTGGCGGTGCGGTTCGGTGTCGCTCTGCCGTGCGGTTTTGTGTTGGACAGAGCGGGCTAGAGTGTGCCGGTGTGCCGTACAATTTTTTGTGGGGGGTAAATGCAAAATTTTTCCATTA